CCGGGCGGTGAAGTTTATCGAGCGGTACTACACCCCGTCCACAGTCGGCAAGCCCATCAAACTGCTTCCCTGGCAACACGCCTTCGTCGCCCGGTTGTACGGCTGGCGTCTCCCTTCGGGCCGTCGCCGGTTCAGGAAAGCGATCCTCTCGACGGCCAAGAAAAATGGCAAGACGATCCTACAGTCCGGGATATTGCTGTACGAGATGCTGGGCGCTGGCGTGGCGTCCCCGTTCGTGGTGTCGGCATCGACCACCAGGGAGAACGCCGGGCAGTTGTATCGGGAGATGGCGTACAGCGTCCGGCACAACCCCAGGCTGAACGCCCTGTGCAAGTGCCTGGACTCGATGAAGGAGATCAGGTGCAAGGCCAGGGCAGCCCGGTACAAGTCGTTCAGCGCCGACGCAGGTGCGGCGGAAGGGGAGAACATCAGCGCCCTGGTGGTGGACGAGCTACACGCCCACAAGAGCGACAAGCTGTATCGGTCCCTGGAATACGCCACGGTCGCCAGGGAGAACGGCGTCACCATCATCATTTCCACGGCGGGGGCCGACCAGGGGCATATCTGGTACGAGTTGTTCAAGTACGCTCAGGGGGTCCAGTCGGGCGAGATCATCGACACCACGGTATTGCCACTGATCCACACCGCCGCTCCCGAAGACGACCTGGACGACCCGAAGACGTGGCACGAGGCCAACCCGTCGTTGGGGGTTTCCTTCACCGAAGACGACTTCCGGCGTGACCTGGGGCGGGCCAAGCAAGAGGGTACGGCGGGGCTGTTGTCGTTCCGGCGCTACCGGCTGAACCAGTGGGTCCAGGCCGAAGACGCCTTCATCGACCCCGCCGTGTGGGACCAGTGCTATGGGCCGGTCCCCGACCACGAGCTACACCACGCACCCTTGTACGTCGGGGTTGACTTGAGCCAAACGACGGACCCGTGTTCGGTGTCGTGCGTGTGGGCGCTGGGGGAGCGGCGGTACTACGTCAAGTCCCATGCGTGGGTGTGCGAGGAAGGCGTGAGGCGACGGGAAGAGTCCAACTTGCCGAGATACCAGCAGTTCCAGGCCGATGGGGTCATGACGATCACCAAGGGGACGGTCAACGACTACCGGGCCATCCGGTCGCATTTGATGGACCTACGGCAGCGGTACGACCTGAAGGAAATCATCTTCGATCAGTACAATGCGCTGGAGATGGCGGCAGACCTGATGGCCGAGGGGGTGGTGGTCTACCGGCAGCCGCAGAACCACCGGCACTTCACGGCACCCGTCAAGGAACTGGAGATCGCAGTCAACGAACGCCGGGTCCAGCACGACGGCAACAAGCTGCTCCGCTGGGCGCTGGCGAACACACGTCTCGATGTGGATAGCTACGGCAATGCCAAGCCCGCACGGGATAAGTCCACCGACAAGATCGACCCGTGTGTAGCCGTGTTGATGGCTTTCGGGCGGGCGGTGGAGGCGTCGGTGATGGACAGGCCGACGCCAAGTGTGTACGATGACCGGGGAATCGTCTGTGTCTGATCGCCTTCGAGATGTTTGGGACAATCTTCAATGACGTACAAGCGGATAACCAAAGCAGTAAAAACCTTCTTTACAAGGATAGGGGCAAGAACCTGTCGCTACGGATTGTGTGTAAATGAGGCATCCTCCGATTGGAGCGTCATTTCACTTACAATAACCCTTCGATCTGGAACCCGATACTGTTGTGGAGAACCAGGGTGTCATGTTGGCCTTCTCTTTCCTGCTGATTATCAAAGGCTACGTGAACACTTGGTTGCTTTTGGAATCCCGATTCACAATCCGATTACCATTCATATACATTGGGTCGTCGAAGGTGGAGTATTGCTTGAGATAAACAAGCAATTTCAAGGTGATGAAAGAGTGAAGACCCCTTTCATGTGTGATTGCACTTTCTCAGAATTGGATGCTTTGCAACAAGAATAATTCCCTCCTGGGGGCTATCCTCTAGCGAATCGTAGTCAGCACGTCGAACAACTTTAATATCGCACGAATCTTCCGACCCGGTGAATAGATACCCCCATGCGGAGTATCTTCAACTGGTTCCGGGGCAGGTCCGACCGCTCCCTGGGCCGCAACGCCTTCGGCCTGACCCTCCCGGCTGCCCAGCAGACGCCGATCAACGAGCAGACCGCCCTGGCGATCAGTAGACTTCATGCGATTTAAGGAATCTTGCCTCGCTGACCCCGAAAAACGCCCGGAAAACGTGCGACGGAGCCTAACGAAACCCTTAATTCGCATAAAGTCTAGTTCGGTGTACTGCGCCGTCCGGGTCATCAGCGAGGCCATCGCCGGGCTGCCCCTTCTCCTGTACCGGCACACCGACGCCGGGAAGGAAGAGGCCACCACCCACCCACTGTACGACCTTCTGCGGCACAACCCCAACCCCGACATGACGGGCGTTGTCTTCCGGGAAGTGCTGCAACACCACGTCCTGACCTGGGGCAACGCCTTCGCCGAGATCGAACGAGACGGCGCTGGCAGGCCCGTGGCGCTGTGGCCGCTCCTGCCCAACCGGGTCCGGGTCTTCCGGGCCGAGTCCGGCGAGATCGTCTACCAGGCGTGGCTGTACCCCCAGGGCGAGACGGTCATCCTCCGGGCCGAAGACGTGTTCCACGTCCCAGGGCTGTCCTTCGACGGCATCCAGGGACTCGGCCCCATCCAACTGGCCCGGCAGTCGCTCGACCTGTCCAGGAACGCCGAAACCTTCGGGGCCAGCTTCTTCAACAACGGCGCTCGACCGTCCGGCATGTTGAAGACTCCGACCAGACTCAGCGACAACGCCAGGGAAAATCTCAGGAAGTCCTTCGGCAGCGCCTACGCCGGGGCAGCCAACGCCGGGTCGGTGCCCTTGTTGGAAGAGGGACTGGAGTTCGTGCCCAACAGCATCCCGCCCGAAGACGCTCAGTTCCTCCAGACCCGACAGTTCCAGGTGGTCGAAGTGGCCCGGTGGTTCAACATCTCACCGGTGTTCCTACATGATTTGGGCCGGGCGACCTGGGGCAACCTCGAAACATTGAACACGCAGTTCGTCCAGCGCACCTTGATGCCGTGGCTGTTGAAGTGGGAGGCGGAAACCAGGAAGAAACTCCTGATGCCCAGCGAACAGGCCCGATACTACGCCGAGTTCAACGTGGACTCCCTGTTGCGGGGCGACACCCTCTCACGCTTCCAGGTGTACAACACCGCCCTTCAGAACGGCATCTACAGCATCAACGAAGTGAGGGCCAAGGAGAACATGAACCCAATCCCAGGGGGCGACGATCACCGGGTCCAACTGAACCTGGGGCCGACCCAACAGCCCGACCAGAACACCGACGCAAAGGGCACGGAGGCCAACAACGACGCCGAAGACGGCCAGCAGGAGGCCAGCAATGAAGACTGAGACACGGAGCATCCAGGCCCGCTACGAAACCCCGGACGGCAACAGGCTGGTGGGGTATGCGGCGGTTTGGGACTCTCCCACGGAGATCACCGAGTGGGGGAAAACCTTCAACGAAACCATCAGGCGGGGTGCCTTCGCCCGGTCGTTGAAGGACAACCCCGACGTGGTGTGTTGTGTTCATCATGATGAAACCCGAATCTTGGGTCGGACCACCAGCGGCACGTTGAAGTTGAACGAAGACATCCACGGCCTTCGCTTCGAGGTTGACCTGCCACAACACGCCCATGACATCCGGGAGCTCGTACAAAGAGGCGACCTGAGCGGGGCCAGCTTCCGTTTCGAGGCCAGGGCCGACCGTTGGGACGGCAACAGCCGGGAACTTCTCGACGTGGACTTGTTTCACGTCTCCGTCGTCGTCCACCCGGCCTACCGGCAGACCAGCGTTTCCGTCCGGGGCAACGAGAACTGGAAACTACGAAACGCCCTGCTGAGAAAACTGCTGCCCGAAATCTGAGGGCGGCGGATAGATAAATGCGTCATATGGCAACAAGAAATCCTTCGGAGGATCATTGAATCTCGTAGAACTGCGACAAGAGCGGGCGAAGCTGGTGGCCGAGTCCCGCAAACTCATCGACCAGGCCGACGCCGAGCAGCGCAACCTCAACACCGAGGAAGAGGCGTCCTGGCAGAAGTACAACCAGGAAATCGACCGGCTCGCCAACGACATCGACAAGGCCGAGCGCCGGGAACACGTCGAGAAGCTGGAGGCGGAACTCAGGGCCAGCGTCCGCAAAACCACGTCAATCTCTTCAGACCGTGGCAAGCCCGACGACCGGGCGAAGAAACTGGCCCTACGGGGCTGGCTGAAGGGCGGGACCGACAAGCCGCTGACGGCTGAGGAAAGAGACGCCTGCGAGCGGGTGGGCTACTCCCCGTTCAGCAAGTCGATCACCCAGCGCTGTGCCGAAGACCGGGCCATGTTGGTCGGCTCGTCCACCCACGGCCAGGAATTGGGCGTCTGGTATCCGGGGCTGGCCGGGTACATCGACGACGCCCTGAAGGCATACGGCAACGTCTTCCAGACATCGACGCTGATGCAGACCTTCAACGGCATCCAGATCAGCGTACCGACCCTGAACGGCACGGCGCAGAAGGCCACGATTGTCGGCGAAGGCTCGACCATCAGCCCCGCCGACCTGACCACCGGCTCCGTCACCTTCAACGCCTACAAGTACGCCAGCGCCGTGGTGTTCTCGGCGGAACTGCTCCAGGACTCGCTCATCAACCTGGAAGCCTACCTGGCCCAGCAGTTGGCCCAGCGCTTCTACCGAGGGCTGAACACCCACTTCGTCACCGGGGACGGCAGTTCCAAGCCCCAGGGCATCACCGTGGGGGCCACGGATTCGGGCGTCACGCTGTCGGGTACGGGGGCCACGGCTGCGATTTCCGCCGACAATCTCATCGACACCATTCATGCGGTCGATCCGTTGTACCGCAATCAGAACGCCGCATGGTTGATGCACGACACCACGTTGGCGAAGGTTCGGAAGCTGAAGGACAGCAACGGCCAGTATCTTTGGGTCACGGGCGGCGGGTTCTCCAACTCCTTGACCCAGGGCAACCCCGACCGGCTGCTGGGCTACCCGGTGTACGTCAACCAGGACATGCCGCAGTTGGGCACCGCCACGAACAAGGTGCTGGTGTTCGGCGACCTGTCGAAATACTACATCCGTCAGGTTCTTGACGTGTCGCTCCAGCGCCTCGACGAACTGTACGCCATGAGCGGGGAGATCGGCCTTGTCGCCATCGCCCGGTTCGACGGCAAGTTGGTGGACGCCGGCACCCATCCGGTCGTCACCGTCGCCAACCCTTGATGCTCCGGGCTGGCGCAGTGGCACCCCCGACGCCGTAGTTGTCCTACGGCGTCGGTTTTTTGTTGGTTGGCGGATAAATACTTCCATGTACAGCATCGAGGTAGTGACGCCGCCGACCGTGGAACCTGTTGATTTGCAGACCTTCAAGGACCACGCCCGCATCTACGGCACGGACGACGACGCCATCTGTTCGGCGTACCTGACGGCGGCACGGCAACTCTTCGAGGCCCAAACCGGCATGTCGATCATGGCGACGACGTACCGGCTCAACCTGAATTCGTGGTCCGACACCATCTACCTGATGCGCCACCCGTTCGTGTCCCTCACCAGCGTTCAGTATGTGGACACGAACGGCGTGTCGCAGACGGCGGCGGGCGGCACCGACTACGACCTGGACGCCAAATCTACGCCGGCTGTGGTGAAGTGGCGAACGTCGCCGCAGTTGCACCCGTACCAGATGCCGAAGGTGTGGGCGACGTTCTCGGCGGGGTACGCCAGCGCCGACCAGGTGCCGGCGCTGATCCGCCAGGGCATCTTGCTCCTGGCCGCAGACTGGTACGAGCGGAGGGAGGCCAACACCACCGACAAGCTGGCGAAGTTCCCAGGGTTTGCTGCCATCGTCGGCCAATACTACAACGGGTTCGTGTCCACGATGGGGATGGGATGAGGATCGAGACGGCCAACGGCAAGACCAACATCGGGGTGGGCCAGCGGGAGACGCTGACGTTTTCCGTCACCCTCACCGACTCTTCGGGCAGCCCGATCAACATCACCGGGTACACGTTCGCCGGGCGGGTGAACTTCCCCACGCCCTACGACTTCGGCACGGGTGACGGGAGGGTGACGATCACCGACGCTGCCGGGGGCGTGGCGCTGGTGACGGTGCCCAGCACGGATACTGGAAG